AGAAGCAATAAAAAAAGCAAAGTAATTACTCTACGGAGTTGTTATACAGGTCTTTGCAAAGCCCAGACCAGAATAAAGAAGGCAAACAGGTGACCATACCTGAAGGAGGATAAAATGAACGAAGCAGAAGACCAAGTTAGACCAAACGAGGTGGAAGCACCAGTAACTGAAGAAGAAGAATTTGGAAATATGTTTACAGAGGACATCAAATTAGATACTGCTGGAGAAGACACTCCAGAACCATCAACAGAAGAAGTAGACACACCAGTTGAAACGGAAGTTGAAGGAGAGGTAGATTTCACACCATTGTTAAATAAACTATCTAAAGACATCAAGTATATGGACGAAGAAGTTAATATTGATAGTTATGACGACATAGTTGAAAAATACCAAAAAGGATTAGATTACGATAAGAAAGTTCATAAGCTGGAAACATTGGAAAGTTCAGATGAGATGAAATACTTAAAATCTAAAGCCGAAGAAAGTGGAATGACTACTAAAGAATATATCAATGCTATTAAGGAATTTGAAACTAAACAAACAGAACAACAAGAAACAGATGAACTTAATGAAATGATAGAAAACGGAGTAGCAGAACATATAGCAAAAAAAGTAATAGAAACTAATAAAGTTGCTAAAGAACTACAACAAGAAAAGACAAAGATAGCAGAAGAAAAAAGATTAGTTGAAGTGGAACAAAGTAAAACAAAAGAAAACGAAGATTTCTTAAAAGAATATCCTGGTGTAAATATCAAAGACATTCCAAATGAAATATTTGTTGAAGCGGAAACAATTGGTTTATTACCAGCCTACGCTAAATATGAAAATGGTAAACTCAAAGAAGAGTTAAAAATCTTAAAACAAAATAAAACAAACAAACAGAGTTCGCCAATAACGGCGACAACTGAACACGGAGGGGTTGTCAAAGAAAAAAGCGACCCAATGCTAGACGCATTTATGTCGTAACAAACAACCCAGTGTTTTTAAAAGGAGAAATAAAATATGGCAGTAAATTATGCTGAAAAATGGTCACCTAAAGTAGATGAAAGATTTACTTTAAAATCATTAACTGAAGCAGCTGTTAATCAAAACTATGACTGGACTGGAGTAGATACAGTTCAAGTGTATTCAATCCCAGCAGTAGATTTAGTAGATTATACAACTTCAGGTTCTACAAGATATGGTTCAGACACAGAAATATCAACAGCAGTTCAAAGTATGTTATTAACTCAAGATAGAGCATTCAGTATCACTATTGATAGAATGTCACTAACAGATACAAACGGAGCTGTAAGAGCAGGTAAATCAATGCAAAGACAAGTTGATGAAAAAATCATACCTGAAATTGATGCTTACAGATTAGACGAAATGCAAGATGCAGCAATCGGAAACGGTAATGTAGAAGTATCAGCAGTAACAGCTGCAAACGCTTATACAGTATTATTAGCAGGACAAGAAGCATTAGGAAACGCTAAAGTACCACAAGAAGGAAGAATAGCATTTTGTTCTTACGCATACTATAACTTTCTTAAACTTGACAGCACATTTATGTTAGCAAGTGAAATAGCAATGAAAGAAAGAATAAACGGAATGATGGGTATGGTTGATGGAGTTAAATTAGTTCCAGTACCAAGTTCATACTTACCAAGTAATGTAGCATTTATAATGACTCATAAAGTGGCAACAGTGGCACCAAAGAAATTATGGTCTTTAATTACACATGATAATCCAGTAGGGATTAATGGAGTTAAATTAGAAGGTCGTATTAGATATGACGCATTTATTTTAGACGAAAAAGTAGACGCAATATATGTTCACGCAATCGCAGAAATATCAGCGTAGTTTTTTATTAATACTATGGAAATCAGAGCAATCTGGTTTCTATGAATTAACAAAAAAAGAGGTGTATGATGATAAAAGCAAAAACTGTATTCTATATTAAAACATTCAACATCATAGGTGGAGTAGAACAATGGATGTATTATATAGCTAAAAAGTATGGCAAAACTAAAGACTTTATTGTTTTATATAGAGATGGTGATAAAGGACAAATAAGAAGACTATTAAAACATTGTAACGTACAAATATACAATGAAGAAGAAGTAGAATGTGAAACAGCAATATTCTGTTATCACTTTGACATTATAGGTAAGATTAAGGCAAAAAACTACTATCACTTCATACACGGCAATATGGAAGCTGTAAGAAAGCTTTACCCACATATGGATATGATTGCACCACCTCAAGTAACTAAACAATTTAGTGTAAGTAAAATCACAAGAGATGGTTATAAAAAGATATATGGCATTGATACTGAAGTATTTTACAATATATTAGATATAGATAAAATAGAAAAACCAATAAGAGAAATAACAGAGCCAAGAAAACTAAAACTGATAACAGCTAGTAGATTGCGAGATACTATTAAAGGTTTTGACTATATGGAAACAATAGCCAAAAAGTTTAAAGAAAATAACATACCTTATGAATGGCTATGTTTTAGTGATAAACCAACCAAAGTAGATGGGAACTTTACATTTTTAAAACCTAATTTAGATATAACGCCTTATATAGCAGATGCTGATTATTTGGTACAAACTTCAAGAGATGAAAGTTATGGTTATTCAATAGTAGAAGCGTTATCATTAAATGTTCCAGTAATAGTTATGGATATACCGGTACTAAAGGAATTAAAAGTGAAAGATAAAGAACACGGATATATACTTAACTTTGATATGAGCAACCTAAATGTAAATGAAATATATAACAATATACCAGTTATAAAAGATTATAAACCTCCAATGGACTTTGAGAAATGGGAAAAGATATTGGGAAAAGATATTGAAAACGGCTATGTATATGATGAGGAACACGCTAATAGTTTAATAGAAAGTAAATGGATAGCATTAAAAAGAGTTAGAGATGATGAAGGTGTTAAATATAACGGCAGCGAAGTATTCATTGAAAGCCACGAAAGAATAAGAATGTTACTAAATCATAATATAATAAGAAGAATATATGACTAGGAAGTGATAATATGAAGTATTTAATTACAGGTAGTGGAACATTTGCTAACGCAATGATTAAAAGATTATATGGTGAAGATATAACGATATTCTCTAGTGGAGAATTGCTACAATATGAAACTAAAAAGAAATATCCCAATGTCAAGTATGTTATAGGAAATGTAAGGGATTATGAAGCCATAAGAATAGCTACTAAAGGAATTGATTATGTCTTCCATAGTGCGGCAATGAAACATATTGATAAATGTGAAGAAAACCCTAATGAATGTGCTAAAACAAATGTAAGCGGTAGTATTAATGTTATTAACGCTTGTATAGAAAATAAAGTTAAAAAGATAGTTATATTGTCAACTGATAAAGCAACCAATCCAAGCACGATATATGGATGTAGTAAGTTGTTTATGGAAATGTATGCACAGGCTGTTAATAACCAAGATACAGATATAATAACAACTAGATATGGAAATGTTCTTGGAAGTAATGGTAGTGTATTAGATATATGGAGAACACAAAAAAGAGAAGGTAAACCACTAACTATAACAAACCCAGAAACTACAAGGTTTTTCATGAGTAAAAAACAAGCTGTTGATTTAGTGTTATACGCACTAGAAAACGGAGTTAATAAAGACTTGTTCGTATTTAATAATAAGGCTTGTACTGTAAAGCAATTAGCCGATTGTATAAGCGATAAGCAAGTAATAACAGGGTTTAGATGTATAGAAAAAACAGATGAAGCGTTGCTTACGGTTAGCGAGTTAAATCATAGTGAATTAAAAGGCGAATATTATAGAGTTAATGACAATGTTGTTAATGATTATAATTATGAAATCCCGTTTACAAGCGATAATGCTGAACGGTTAAACAAAAATGAAATTGAGGAAATGATAAGGAAAGATATCCTATGTTAAAATTAAAATGGAGTAATGAATATATTGGAGTATATACAAAATGAATATAACATTATTGATATTATCGTGCGATGCTTACGAAGATACTTGGCAACCATTCTTCAAGTTAAAAGATAAATATTGGTCGAATTGCCCTTATGAAACATACTTGATGACGGAAACAAAAGATTACGATAGACATAAAGTCATTAAAGCTACTGGTGTATGGACTGAAAGACTTAGAAACACATTAGAGCAGTTAGAGAGCGAGTATGTATTGATAATGCTAGATGACTTCTTTATACGAGATTATGTAG